ACAGCGGTTACCTTGTACACTGCCGCAACAGAAGTCAAAGTGCCAACGCCATTTGGTAGCACGACAGGATCGCCATTGCGCCATGGATTGTTTGATGACACTGTCACCTCAGCGTCAAAAAATTCGCCTAGTCGCCACAGACCCGTAGAACTTGAAATTGTTTGTATGTTCCAATTGGGGCCGAAGGCTTGCCAAGCATAATTAACTGTTCTGCCAAATAGATTCTGAAATGCTGTCTTGTATTGCTGTGGCAACTCTACGGAATCAGCGGTGGCTTGAATAGTGATAGTGCGATTGCCAACTACAAAGGCTTTTGTCACAGTACGAACTTGCCCTGGGTAGCTTCCTGCGTCTCCAAATACTTCATACGTCCATGCCCCACCCCGACCAGTGTTGATGACAGCTTCAAGCCTCCATGCTTGGTAGGTGATTCCGTTTACCCTTGCCAAATTGTCTGTATTGGTTGCCCAGATCGCATCAGGTCCCTTGTACAGCACCAGGTTGCCATCGCCCTGGTTCCACAATCGGTAGGTATCCGATGCTCCACGAATAGTGTTGCTGGCCCAGACAACCGCGTTGGCCTTGTTGTATACCACGATGTTGCCATCGCTCTGCATTAAGGCTTTGTACCAACGGTTGCTGGAGGTCAAGAATTGTTCTGGCGCAAGCGATGTTGACACAGCCAAACTGCTGGTTCCGGCTGCAAAGTTGGTTGCGGGGACAGTGTTTACTGCATTGTCGTTTTCGTCAAAATAGTTGGTCCCGGTGTATCCGCATTCTGGTCCGCGATATTGCCACTGGCAAATGTTGGCAATGCACTGTCGTTTTGGCGCTCGTACACCAGCAAGATCAAATACCGCTGCAAGTTCAAATTCAACTACAGATATGTTTTCATTTGCCTTTCGGTCAACGTAATAAATCTCCTGTGGCATTTCAGCCGTGGGGTCTGGCGTCCCATATGGGTTTACGTCACCGGTAAAATTCTTGCTATCCAAGAAGCGACTCATCGTGCGGATGCGAACAAACTTTGCACCCGTCAAATCATTGCCAACTGTAATTTCATTGACGCTTAGCAGCAACGCAGATATGCTGCCGAGCAAGTTAGATATGCGAACGGTTGGCCTGGGAAGCTGGCCATTACCAGAATACTCAAAACCGTCTACTTCAATTGGCAGCGGAGAATATGGATTGCCTTTCCAGTACACGTCACCAGATGGAAGCTTTTTGTTTACGCCAGCGTGAAAGTAAAAAATCTCACTGCTGCCATGCAGCTCTTGCACCAGGTGCAATTCGTACAGCTCAATGATCGCGTATGGCGAACTGGTAAGCAGACTCTGGAAAATCTCTACGTTGACGTCGTTGCTCATGGTTCAAACACCTGCATAAAGGTTGCGCTAATCGTGGCGCGATTCAAGTATGGGATTGTCTTGGTCCACTGCTCACAGATCCACTTGTAAGAGGTGGCGGTATCTGGTGGTGTCCAGTCAAATGACTCTGTTCCACCGCGTGCATCAAGGAAGTCCTCGATGGTGTCCGCATTGGTTTCTGATACTTCCCAGGTGAGGCTCCAGCTTTTGGGGTTCTGATTCAGGCCAAACGTAAGCCTTTGGCTATAGCCGTCACCAAACTGCACCTTGCGTACAACTGGCTGGCTGGTCTTCTGGGCGCCGTAGGTTGGCGCGATGCTGGGGAAAGTTGCCATTAGCGTCGGGTGCTGGCCAGGAGTCCACCTGGGCGCTGTTGCTTGATCAATTCTGCCTGCACCGCAGCGGAAACTGCAAGACCCAGTTGCTTGCCTTGTGCTTGGTCGCCTTGGATATTGGAATTGCCGCTTGCGTCCACGTTGACCACCACGCTGGTGCTGCCACCGCCTAGCGCGTTATTTGGAACAATGGTGCCACTTCTACCTGGCATAAACAGCTCAGGTCCACGCTCGCCCACCATGTAAGGCGTCCCAGCTGCTACAGGACCGCCCATAGCGCGTTTTTTAAATGCTCCGCTGTAGTCTTTTGCACCGGGTAGTGACGGAGATAGTTGCGGTCCTGAACCTGGTTTGAACTGGCTAGAGCCAAGGCCGCCACCGCCGCCACCGCCACCGCCGGGGAACAATGACAGCACTGTATTCAGAATTGTCATTTGGATCCACTTAGCAATAATCTGGGCGGCCATGTCTAGGAATGCGTCGGCCACACTTTGGAAGAAACTGGCTAATGCCTCTTTGGCGCCCATGCTGCCATCAATTATTCCTTTGAACGAAGTGGCAAAAGAATCACCAATTGCCTTGGCACCAAAAGCAACCAAGTTGGAAGCCTCTGTCAATTTATCTAGTTCTTCTTTGATTTTATTGCGTTCACCCGTAATGCTTTCTTGAAACGTCTTTGGTTGATTTGCTGCTTCGGCGCCCTCTTTGGCTTCTTCAACTTTTTGACCAGGCAGCTTCTGTAAGCCTTCTAGTTCTTTTTTCAGTCGGGCAACTTCATCTGCTGAGGCACCACGAGCTTCGGCTTCAACTACTGCCACTTTGGCCAAGTCAATCGCTGGCTGCAAAGCTTCCTGAAGTGCTTTGCCAGCACGGTCGATTTGGATGTACTGCTTGGCAAGTTCAGGATTAATGCCTTCAGCCACTAACCGCTGATACGCCTTGTCATCTTCAAGTTTTGTTTTATTAGCCGTAATGATATCTTCCAGTGGTTTTAACTGCTGATCAAGTAAGGCTTTCTTGTCCTTGGCATATTTGTTATTTGCAATTAACACTTCACTCAGCTGGGCACTGGCAAGCAGTTCGCGCTCCTGCTGTGATTTAGCATTCTTTTGCAGTTCAAGAAACTGCATCCGGCGTTCAACCGCAGCCTTGTCGAATTCCCCTTTTAGCCGTTCTGCATCATTCATTGACACTTGAATGTCAAGATTGGCAGCTGCCAAATCGTTCAATTTAAAGGCATCAGCAAGTTGTTTCTTGGTTTCCTCTGCAAGACGTGCGGCTTCTTTTGCTGCTTTTTCCGCAGCTCTTTCGGCATCGGATTTGCCTTTGCGCCGTGTACGGCCGCCAGTTTCAGCAAGTAACGCAGGTATTGCGGTTGGTTTAAATACTCCTGTTTGAGCCTTGTTTAACTGTTGCTGTGCTGCTAGATTTTGCTGAATCTTCTGCTGGATAACCCCTTGTAGTTGTTCAGCGCGATCAGCATTCGGATCTTGTGTACCGATTCGCTGCAAGACTGCCTGATAGTTTGTTAAGTATTGCAGGTTTTGTTGAATGCCAGCTTTATTTCTTTGGCTGCTGATCTGACCAATGCCTTTGGCAATGCGATCTACACCTTCTGATGTTGCTCCGAGATTGATTGCTCCAGTAGCACCAGCTAGGTTCCGTGCAAGTCCACCACCACGACCAGCGGCCAGTGCGGCATTGATTGCATCAATGACTTGAATGGCTTGGGAAAAAATTGCCTTTAAGGCTGGTGTTAATACAACACCAATGGTTCTAGCAAGCTGTTCTACGCCATCCGTTAGCGTGCTGAATTTGCCTTGCAGCGTGTCGCTTTGAGCAATCGCACCATTGGCATATTTGCCACCAGCATCTGTCAGCCGTTTAACCGCAACTTCAACGGCTTCTGCACTGATGCGACCTTTGCTAAGTGCCTTCTGGAATTCCTCGCCAGACAGGCCATACATTTTGCGCAGTTCTTCTTGAAGCGCAACACCGCGTTCTTGGAACTGCAACAGTTCTTCGCCCTGCAAACGGCCTTTGGCTTGTACTTGGCCATACGCTGTAACCAAACCTTGAAGCTCTGCACCAGTCGCACCAGCTACATCAGCAAGGCGCCGAGTGGTTTCAACAACTTTGTCGCCTTCAACCCCAAAAGCATTAAGACGTTTTGCCGAATCAATCAGTTCTGTACTGGTAAATGGCGTGACCGCACCAAGTTGCTGAAGTTCTTGGATGATTGTTTTTGCTTTCGTAACGCTACCAGTCAGAACTTCAAGACTTTTGGTTTGCGTTTCAAGTTCTGCTGTTTTGGCAAAAACAAACTTTGCTGCTGAAATAGCTGTAAAAGCACCAAGAAGGCTGGTTACTGCGCCCTTAAGTCCGTTTGTTGCAGCCGTGGCTACTTGCGTGCTTCGTGTGTAGCCTTTTAGCTGATTTGACGCAGAACTTGTAGCTGAATTTTGATTATTAATTTTTGTAGTCGTACTTCCAACGGCACTTTCCAGCTGGCGCGAAGCGGTTGTGATTTGCTTGAGTGCATTGGCCGCCTGCTGGCCATTTACCTCAATCGCTATGTTGGCTACTGCCACGGCTCGACCACTGCTATTGCGTCAGTCTACTAGCTACGCCGCTTGGCTTTGTCCATTTCCTCGCGTTCGCGCTTGCCTTTTATCTCGTAGTACGCAGCAAAGTGGATGAACTCTGCATCCGTCAACTCTTGC